TATAGAATGGCCCCACAAGCTTTAGAAGGAAGCGCACTAGCAAATCTAAGCAGATCTGGAAGAACATCTAAATCATCACAAATACAATACGGTCCTGTAAAATTTTAAACATATATAAAACGGAGAAAATAATATGAACGACACATCAGTAGAAATGGATATTTTAGGCAAATCAGCATTCGATGCCGAAGGAAAGGGATTTATTCTTCAAACAAAGAATCCTCCCGCCGAAGGTTTAGCTCAAATGAACATGAGAACTGTTCAGGGTCCAATGGGCCAAATGATGCAACCAGGTCAAGAACAACAAGCACAAGGTCAGGAAGAAGAAGATGAATCCTCAGAAGAAAATTTGAAGGAACATTTAGCTGCCCTTTTCGCTAATACAAATCTATCAGAAGATTTTGTTGAAAAGGCAAAGACTATTTTTGTTGCAGCAGTCAATGAAAGAGCCAATGCTTTAGCCACTCGTATCAATGAAGCATATAAGGCTGAATACTCAGCTGCTCTAGCAGGCACTGTAAACGAACTAACCGAGAAGGTTGATGATTATCTAACTTATGTCGTTGAAGAATGGGTAAATGAAAATAAGCTTCAGGTAGAAAGAGGAATCAAAGTCGAATTGGCTGAAAATTTCATCTTCGGCCTTAAGAAGCTTTTTGAATCAAACTTCATCGATGTACCAAACGAAAAATATGATGTTCTTGATGAGCTATATTCAACCATTGAAGAACAAAATGATCAACTCAATGGTGCAATGAACGAAAACATCAATCTAAAGAAGAAATTACTTGAATCAGCCGCTGTTGCTGTATTTGCTCAAGAGACTCAAGGTCTTGCCCATACTCAAATTGAAAAACTAGCAAATCTAGCTGAGGGTATGGAATACGATAGTGCAGATCAATTCAGAAATAAGATTCAAATTTTAAAGGAAAGCTATTTTGGTAATGGTCATGCTTCTTCACAATCAGCTCCAGTTGCAATGCCAAGAGTTTCTAGAAAATTAGATATTCTTGACACTTCCTCTGAACCAGAAATGATTAATGAGGGCATGGACATTTACAGAAAAGCCATCAGTAGACACTTAAAGAAATAAAAATTATAAATAAAACATTAGGAGATACAAATGAATTTTGACGATACAACCCCATACGATATTCTAACTGAAAAGTGGGAACCAGTTCTAAAACACGACGCACTCCCACAGATCGAAGATTCTTATAAAACTAAGGTAACTGCTGTTCTACTTGAGAACCAAGAGCAGGCCATTCGCGCTCAGAGACTAACTGAAGATAACACCCTCGGTGGAGTCATCAGCAATGTCGCTAGCCCATCATCAAGCAACATCGCTGGTTACGATCCAATTCTAATCAGCCTCGTTCGTCGCGCAATGCCAAACCTCATTGCTTACGACATCTGCGGCGTTCAGCCCATGACCGCTCCAACCGGACTCATCTTCGCAATGCGTCCCAAGTACGATCCAAGCAACGCAGCAAATCGTAAGGAAGCAATGTTCCAGGAACCATTCGTACCATTCGGTGGTTCAGGTGGTATTACTGGTACTACCGCTGCTATCGGAGGTGGCTATCCATCTTACGATGAGACTTATGGTCTAACACTATTCGGTGGTACTACTGGCGCAACCAGAGGAGCTTTCTACGCAACAGACTTCAAGGGTATGCTAGTAGGAGATGCTGAAAATCTTGGTACATCATCCAAGCCTTTCGCTGAAATGGCATTCACCATTGACAAGGTTGCTGTTCAGGCTAAGACTCGCGCTCTAAAGGCCGATTACACCACTGAACTTGCTCAGGACCTCAAGGCTGTTCACGGACTTGATGCTGAAACCGAACTCGCCAATATTCTCAGCACTGAAATTCTTGCTGAAATCAACCGCGAAGTCGTTCGTGGCATCTACCATGTCGCCAAACTAGGCTGCAAGCAGACCGACCTAAGCTCAAATGGTTTCGGTGGCGGTGTATATGACCTTCTAACCGACTCAGACGGTCGTTGGTCAGCTGAACGCTTCCGTGGCCTCATGTTCCAGATCGAACGCGAAGCCAACCAGATCGCCAAGGAAACCCGTCGTGGTAAGGGTAACTTCATCGTCTGCTCGTCAGATGTTGCTTCAGCCCTCGCAATGGGTGGTTGGCTAAACATCAGCCCAGCTCTAAACAACCAGCTTGAAATTGATGACACTGGCAACACCTTTGCTGGCGTACTCAACGGCAAGATGCGCGTTTACATCGATCCTTATGTTCAGTCTGGTGTAGATTTCGTTTGCGTCGGCTACCGTGGTGCAAGCCCATACGACGCTGGCCTCTTCTACTGCCCCTATGTCCCACTCCAGATGGTCCGCGCAGTCGATCCTGATACCTTCCAGCCCAAGATCGGCTTCAAGACCCGCTACGGCATGGTTGCTAATCCGTTCGTTCTCAACAGCGGAACTCCAGACGGCGAAGCTATGACCGCCAACATCAACCAGTACTACCGTATCTTCCGTGTTACCAACCTCCACGGCAACACCAACTGATAAGTAGTATCTAAGACTTCGGGGACGGGAGCCAGAAATGGCTCCCGTTTTCTTTTCTACATAGTTTATGTCATTAACAGAAATTTCAACTGTTGGTCAAAATTATTTTCGCTTTGAATTGGCAAGAATTCCAACAGTAACTTATTATACCCAAGAAGTAAATCTTCCAAATATAATTCAAGAAACACAAGATCAACCAACTATTTTTGGAATTCCAATCAAAAGACCAATCGGGTCATATAGATTTGAAAATTTAACTGTATCTTTTTTGGTTGATGAAAAATTAACAAACTGGTTTGAAATTTATAAATGGATGCGTCATTTGGGTAATATAGACACAGACGATCAAAATAATCAACTTCCATTTGATTCTTGGATGACAACAGCATACTTATATGTGACAAAAGGAACATATAACGATTTTAATAAAGTTATATTCCATGAAGTCTTTCCAGTAGCTTTATCTGGTCTTAAATTTACCACAGAGAGTAGTATTCATATTCCTCAAAAGGCAACTGCTACATTTGCTTATACTTATTACTCTTTTGATCCAGATCCAGGTAATATAACAAGTTGACTTTATTTACTAATGTGTATACTTAAATTATGAATTTTGATGAATTAAAACAACAAGTACAAGAAGATCTCAAGATAGATTCCACAGAACTTGCCATTGAATCTGTAAATACTCCACAGATCCATAACAAGTATCTACTGTTCCTTAAGAAGCATAAGGAAGCCCTTGCAGAGGACGAGAGAACCCTTCGTGTCATGAAGAAGTACAAGTGGCTCTATTACACAGGAAAGCTGTCTAAAGAGGAATTAGACCAGTTTAAATGGGAGCCATTTGACCTAAATATACTAAAGACTGATGTTGATAAGTTTATTGACGCAGATGATGATGTCATCAAGCTAGAGCGTCAAATTACTGAAAAGAAAGAACTAGTCAGTTACTTGGACGGAGTAGTAAAGATAGTCGCAAATAGACAATGGAATATTCGTTCAGCGATTGAGTGGATCAAGTTTAGTCATGGCCAATGAAGAAGTAAAAATAGAAAAAATAGATGGTACATTCATCAAAGTTCATTGCGAAAATTCAGTAGCAAAAGAGATATCCGATTACTTCACATTCAAAGTTCCAAACTCACAATATTCCCCAGCATTCAAGCGTAGGGTATGGGACGGTCAGATTCGCCTATTCAATTACTTTACTCGTAAGATCTATACTGGTCTGAGAAATAAGATCGTTCAGTTTTGCCTTGATCGAAACTACGAATGCAAGTTTGAAAATTTTAAGGAAGAATTTTTTGAAGATTATAAGTCTTTTATTGATGCTCTACCTCTATACTCAGATTCTGGCCAAATCAAGCTCAGAGACTATCAGCAGAGGGCTGTGGAAATGGCTCTTGATCACAAGCGTAGTCTACTGATATCTCCAACTGGTAGCGGCAAGTCTCTTATCATCTATACGATACTAAGATATCTTCTAAGCAAGAATAAGAAGATTCTTGTCCTTGTTCCTACCACAAGTCTAGTTCACCAGATGCGTTCAGACTTCATTGAATACTCTGGCAAAGACTGGAATGCGGACAAAAACATTCATATCATCTACGCTGGTAAAGATAAGGAAACAACAAAGCCCATAGCAATATCGACATGGCAGAGTGTTTATGATCTTCCAGAGAAATTCTTTGCTGAATACGATGCTGTTATTGGTGATGAATGCCATCTATTCAAGGCCAAATCACTTGTTCGTCTGATGAACAAGCTCAGAAACTGTCACATTCGCATTGGGACTACAGGGACACTTGATAATATCCAGGTTCATAAACTAGTTCTTGAAGGACTATTTGGGCCACCAATTCGTGTCACCAGTACGAAGAATCTTATTGATAATAAGGTTCTTTCAAATCTTGATATAAATTGCATTCAGCTGAAATATGCAAAAGAAGAATGCGATAGCATGAAGCGCAAAACATATCAAGAAGAAATAGATTACATCATATCACATGAGAGAAGAAATAAAGTAGCAGAAAAACTTTGCGCTTCTCTCAAAGGAAATACATTAGTTCTATTCTCACAAGTTCAAAAGCACGGTCTTCCATTCTTTGAATCAATACAAAAGACTTGCACAGATAAGAAGTGTTACTTTATTTCTGGAATGACTGATGCTGAAGATAGAGAAGAGATTCGTAAGATTGTGGATAAGTCAGAAAACTCTATTCTTGTTGCATCATATGGAACTTGCAGCACAGGCATAAATATCAAGAACATTCACAACATTGTATTTCTTCATCCATCAAAATCCGTTGTGCGTGTTCTTCAGTCTATTGGTCGTGGTTTGAGAATGTCGGAAACAAAAGATCGTGTAATGGTTTTTGATTTAGTTGATGATTTGAGACATAAGAAATATCGAAATCATGCATTCAATCATTTTCTTGAACGAATAAAAATTTATGATAGCGAACAATTTTCTCATAAATTGGTTACAATAGATCTCTGAAAGGATAAATAGTCATATGGAAACTACTTGCAGATTGTTTAAGCTGAGAAGTGGTGAAGAAGTTCTCGGATTATTATCCGGGGAAAACGATTCTACCATTAGTATTCTAAAGCCAATGGTAATTAAGACGCATATATCTCCAGACTCATTTGGAGTAACTAGAGAAATAACACTTCTAAGAAATTGGCTTGAGTTTACAGATCAAACACATATTGATCTTCCTAGAGATCACATTGCTTCTGTGTTAATGCCATCTGAGAGTACAGTTATTTTGTATCAAAAGTCTTTAAAGACTGAGGAAAATTACAAAGAGTCTCTTAAGAAAGCAGAAGAAAAAACAAAAGAAGTTATGGATAATCCACAAGGATTCCAAGATATGTTAAATTCTTTATTCGATGATATCATTGAAGGTGATATTCAAACAAGTGAACCAAAAAACCCATTGGCAAAGCCATCATCAATGCCATTTCCTTTCATGAATACAAATACAAATGTTGGAATGTTCTTTTCAATTCCACCTGATGTATTTCAGGATATGATAGAAAATGGACTTTTAGATTTCGATGGATTTGGTTCTCTACGCGATGAGGATGAGGAAGAAGACTTTTTAATTCCAGAAATGGAATTTCTCACAGACAAAGAAAAAGAAAAGATGAAAAGAAAGGGAATTAACTTAGAAGACTTCCCTGACGATCCTCGTAAGTATATCGATGATATATCTGAGGATACTAAAGAGTAACTAATCAGTTACAAATTTTCTTATTGATCGCCTACACAGCGAAGTGTATCCATAAACCCAAATTTTGTCAATTGATTTTTTCTGGAATTATGATATTATTTGGTAATGAAAAAAAATAAAAAAATAGAAGAATCGGATGATATAATAGAGCCAGAATTAGTTCCTATAGTAGAGGAAGAAGAAAAATCCCACTATGTGGATAATAAAGAATTTTTGGCTGAGATGATAAAATGGAAAAAACGGTATAATGCAGCTGAAGATTCTGGACGAAAAAAACCACCAGTTTCAAATTACATAGCAGAATCTTTTCTAAAGATAGCAGAGCATCTTTCCTATAGACCAAATTTTATGAATTACCCCTATAGAGAAGAAATGGTAGGGGATGGTATAGAAAATTGTTTAATGTATGCTCATAATTTTGATCCAGAAAAATCAAAAAATCCCTTTTCTTATTTTACGCAAATCATATACTTTGCCTTTCTAAGACGCATAGAAAAGGAAAAGAAGCAGTCTTATATCAAGTATAAGATCATGGAAGATAATGCTGATGAAAAATTTCATCGGTGGTTCAAAGAAAATTATTTCGCAAAAGATAGTTCAGCCAGCTTCAGAGAAATTTTTAGTCTTTCAGAAAACGATGTGACTAAATTTGAAGATGTGAAGATCAAAAAGAAAAAAAAGAAAAAGCGTAAATGAAAATTGCAATAATTAACGATACTCATTTCGGCGCAAAGAACGATTCTCCTGTTCTATTAGAACACTTTATTCAGTTTTTCGAAAAGCAGTTTTTTCCATATTGCGTAAAACACAATATTGAAAATATAATTCATCTTGGTGATTTCTTTGATCGTCGTAAGTATGTTAATTTTAATACGCTGAATCAAGTTCGTACTAGGGTCATTGAGCCTATGGAAAAGATGGGCATGTCAATGAAGATTATCATTGGCAATCATGACACCTATTTCAGGAATACGAATAAGACGAATTCTCCACAGGAACTTCTAGAAAAGTATTTTCATATTGAAGTTGTGAATGAACCAAAGGAACTTGCTTATCCAGATGTTTCTATTGGTGCTGTTCCTTGGATGTGCGAAGATAATATGGATGCATGTGTTGACTTCATAAAGAACACGAAGGCTCATATCCTATTAGGTCACTTTGAGATTGTTGGATTTGAGGTTCTTCGTGGAGTATATCACGACAGCGGACTTCAGAGAGAAATGTTTAATAAGTTTGAAACTGTTATGTCGGGACATTTCCACCTGAAATCAAGACATAAGAATATCGAATATCTTGGTACTCAGTATCAAATGGGATTCACGGATGTCAACGAGCGAAAAGGATTTCATGTCTTTGATACAAAGACTAGAGATCTAGAATTTATACAGAACACAGAAGAGCTGTTTCACAGAATTGTTTATGATGATTCTCTTCCAGAAGATCTTGAGAAACTTGACTTTCCGAGTTTCAAGGATAAGTATGTAAGACTGATTGTTCAGAGAAGAAACAAGCCAGTCTTTTACGAAAAGTTCATGACAAAGCTAAACGAAGCCAAGCCATATGATGTAACTGTGGTGGATGAAGAAATTGAAATGAATTATTCGTCTATTGATATTGATATGAATATGGATACAATAACGATGATCTGCAAAGAGATAGACGATCTATCTGAGATCACGAACAAGGACGATATCAAGAACATAATTAAAGATCTTTATCAAGAATCCCTTACCATAGATGATTAACTTCAAAAAGATTAAATTCAAGAACTTCGGCTCATTCGGAAACACCTTTTCCGAGATTGATTTTCAGAAGAGTCAGACTACACTTGTCAGCGGATCAAACGGAAACGGTAAGTCGTTTGCGTTTCTTGATGCAATTACATTTGCGCTCTTTGGCAATCCTTTTAGAAACATCAACATACCGCAACTTGTAAATAGCGTAAACAAAGGCAAGTGCCTAGTCGAACTAGAGTTTGAGATTAACAAGACTGAATATATGATTCGTCGTGGCCTCGCCCCAAAGATCTTTGAGATCTATAAGAACGGGGAGATGATAGAGCAAGCAGCCAAGACCAAAGATTACCAAGACATGCTTGAGAATCAGATACTCAAGATGAACAGAAAGACTTTCATGCAAGTCATCATTCTTGGTAAATCTTCGTTCGTTCCCTTCATGGAATTACCCCCGGCTGATCGCCGCCAGGTCATTGAAACAATCCTAGATATTGATGTCTTCTCGTCAATGAACTTGATCCTAAAGGGCAAGCTTTCACAGATAAGGGAAAGTATTAAGATTAATAAGCTTGATCAACGAGTTATAGACGAAAAGATAAAACTGTATGAAACTAATCTCAAAAATTTACAGTCCAATATGGAGAAGAGCCTTGAAGTGTTGGATAATAAAATCAAAGAGGCGACTGAAGAGATTGATGGATCTAAAAGAAAGATTAAGCTTTTAAATAAAGAGATCCTTCAGGAAGGCAAAAAGCTAGAACAATTTAAGATTACAGATGAAGATCTGGCTCTCTTAAGAGAAAAGAAAGCCGATCTTACTGTTAATATCAATACTATAAATGAAGAACTGGAATTCTTTAATAACAATGAGACTTGCCCAACTTGTAAGCAAGCCATTGAAGAATCCCATAAATGTTCTATTGTTTCGGCTAAGAAGAATAAGCTAGCCAAACTAGGAACCAATACCGAAGAGATTATTAATTCGATAGCTTGGCATAACGATATTCTAACCAAGAGCAAAGAGGTTCAAGAGAGAATCAAAGAGCTTGTTAGAGAGGTTAAATCTCTGGAACGGGAAGTAGCTAGCCTAGAAAAAGTAAAGGCAGGCTACGAAGCAGATAAGCATTCAGTTAATGAAGATCAAATCTACACAACCAAAGCAGAATTAGAATCTGTAAGAATTGAGAAGAAAATAAAAGAAACTGCTTTGATCTCTCTCGAAAAACAACAAAATGATCACGAACTTGTAGTGGATCTCTTGAAGGATAGTGGAATCAAAGGAAAAATTATAAATCACTATCTTCCGATTATAAATAAGTTAGTGAATAAGAACCTCAGTAATATGGGATTCTTTGTGAAGTTCAATCTTGACGGCGAATTTAACGAAAAGATTGAAAGTAGGCATCGTGACGAATTTTCGTATTTGAGTTTCAGTGAAGGAGAAAAGATGAGAATCGACATTTCTCTACTCCTAGCATGGCGAGAAGTTGCAAGAATGAAGAACAGTCTTCACTGCAACCTACTCATCCTTGACGAAGTATTTGATTCTTCGCTGGATTCTATCGGAACCGATGAACTTATGAAGTTGCTCAACGGCCTGAAGAAGGGTTGTAATGTCTTTGTAATCAGCCACAAGACAGATCAACTACACGACAAGTTCAAAAATACGGTTACTCTAGAAAAGAAAAATAATTTTAGCAAACTGGTACAAAACTAATGGATCTCAATTTTAAAGGAAAATTTAAGATTGCTAATCCAGACGGTACACTCAAGGTATACGAGTACGGGAGCATTGTAGAGAAAGAGGGCAAGTATTATGTTGCATCTTTTGAAACAAGTGGATTTTCTCCCGAACACGGCGAAAAAAGGGGCTGGAGGCTTCTCAACTCAGCAGGAGTTCATGTTGGAGCTTCCGCCCCCTACGAGCCAGTTGTTGGTCAGAGATGGTTTAATACAACGGTTGGTATGTTGTATGAATATGTCTATGACAACAACTCGTATTCTTGGGTAGGTATCTTATGAAAAAACATCCACTTTGGAAAATCATTCGGGCCAGGAAACTCGCAAGATTCTTTAGAAAGAAAAAACTTCGTGATTTGCGTCACGCCACGAAGAAATTGATGCATGATTTGCGTGACGGGAGCCTTGACTTTTACGACTATTTGCAGGACAATACCTGATCGAAAGGTGAATTTTATATTATGAAAACTACATCCAAACTAACTCTCAGCAAGCCCACTCTTCAGATCCTGAAGAACTTCTCAACGATCAACAGCAATCTGCTGATCCGTCCCGGAAACAAGCTTGCTACGATGTCTTCCTACAAGAATATCGTGGCTGAAGCCACGGTAGAGGAGACATTTGATCAGGAATTCGGTATCTGGGATCTATCCCAGTTCCTAGGTATTCTGTCGCTATTTGAAAACCCGGAACTGGAGTTCCACGATAAGTACCTTGAAATTTCGAACGATACCGGATCTTCGGTCAAGTACTTCTACTGTGAGCCAAAGCTGATCACCAGCAACCCACCAAAGGCCCTTACGATGCCCTCCGTGGTCCTAGAGTTCGGCCTGTCGGACAAGAAGCTGAACGAGCTACAGAAGGCTTCTGGAGTCCTTCAGGTGGCTGATATGTCGATCTATGCTGAGGACGGGGAGGTGTTTGCCAAGGTCTGTGATGTCAAGGACAGCACCACAAACACCTACTCAATCAGCCTCGGAAGCACCGAAGACTGCCTTGATGCCGATTTTGATGATGATTTTGAATTCCGTCTAAAGATGGAAAACCTCAAGATGATCCCAGGCTCTTACGATGTCCAAATCGGAAGCAAGATCATCAGCAAGTTTACTTCAAAGAATCTAAATCTTACCTATTGGATCGCCCTAGAATCTAGCAGTAACAGCGGGAGCTAATCATGACAACTGACCAGTACCTGTGGGTCGAAAAGTATCGACCCCAGACGCTATCCGATTGTGTTCTTCCAAAGGAACTAAAAGCTACCTTTAGCGAAATGGTAAAGGGTGGTGAATTGCAGAACATGATGTTTGTCGGTAAGCCTGGGTGCGGTAAGACCACCGTTGCCAAGGCCCTCTGCAATGATCTTGGGTGCGATTACATTCTCATCAACTGCTCAGAGGATGGGAATATTGATACTCTGCGAACAAAGATTCGTGGCTTTGCCAGCACTGTATCATTGACGGATGCCAAGAAGGTAGTGATTCTGGACGAGTTCGATTACTCAAATGCCCAGAGTATTCAGCCTGCTCTGCGCGGGGCCATTGAGGAATTTGCAGCCAACTGCCGATTCATCATGACCTGTAACTGGAAGTATCGAATCATTGAACCTCTTCACTCTCGCTGCACAGAGATCAACTTCAATATTCAATCAGGGGAAAACTCCACGCTCGGTCTTGAAATGTACAAGCGAGTTTGCAAAATTCTAACTGCTGAAAATATTGAATACAATGACAATGCAGTTAGACAACTAGTAATCAAGCATTTCCCGGACTTCAGGCGAATCATCAATGAACTTCAGAGGTATTCTGTGTCTGGAAAGATCGACATCGGAATTCTCTCTGAGGTCAAGGATGTTGATGTTGCCAAGCTGATCGGTTTCATGGCACAAAAGAACTTCAAGTCTGTTCGTGAATGGATTGTGAAGAATCTGGATAATAGTACGGATATCTTCCGTAAGATCTACGACAATCTACAGGAGATGCTAGTCCCAAGCAGCATTCCGCAAGCAATCACCATCATTGCTGAGTATCAATACAAGTCTGCTTTCGTAGCTGATCAGGAGATCAATCTCACAGCCATGATGGTGGAGATCATGATGAACTGCGAGTTTAAGGGCATCAGCAAATGAATCTAGGAAAGGTTCTAGAATCCATCAACTATACTAAGGAAGATATTCTCGACCAAGATGGTCGGGATTATGTTCCTTTTATAGT